TGCAAGTTCACTAAAGAACTCTTTAAGCTCATCATTATTTACAGATCCACTTGTGTCAACACCAACAAGTATGTGATTCTTGAATTTAATCTTAAGTCCTGGATTAGCTGAATAACGTTTATTGTATTTACGTCTCAGCTTTTTAGTATATACTATACTAGAGTTACCTACAAATCTTCTTAGATATCCTTTCCAATCAAACTTAGGGGGTTCAATGTGCATTAACCTATGAATCAAATCAGCAAGCTCACCCGGTATAGTACCTTGTTTCTTTTCTGTTTGCTCAGCAGATTCTTTAAGTTGATGTTCAATTTGTTTCTGAACTAACTTTTTATCAGCTTCAGGTAACTCATCAAACTCTTTCCACGTACTATGACAATAAGGTGATTCACCATCCATTTGATCCATTAGATTATCTAATGAAGGACAGGTCCCATCTTCTTGCGCTTGTTCCAAAAGTTTATAATATTCTTTTGTACCTGCTTTTTTAGGAAGATTTAATTCAGGAAAACTTGATAACAATAAACCACCATCAGGTAATTTACTTTCCAGTATGTACTGGTTGATCTCTAAATCTGCAGCTATATTAAATAACTTGTGATTAGAATATAGATCCCTCAATAAAAGATGACCAAATGCAATATGCAAAAGTTCATGTTTAATTAATCCAAATCTGTGATCTTCACTGAGTCCATTATAAAACTCTGGATTTATTGTCAATTGCATACCAATACCTTGTTTGCTTACTCCTGCTGTAGGAATACGCTCACTATATTGCTTATTGATACCAATTAAAAAGAGCCCGTAAAAGGGCTCTGTAAATATTAAATTTTTAGTTGTTCTTGCAACCTGATCTTGTATGTTTATCATTGATTCATGATTTTATCTAATATTTGTTTATAAATAGAATCTGCTTTATGGATATCTATATAATAGTATAAAGCCTGTCTGCCAACAATTGGTGGATCAATAAATTGAACCGCATCAGCAAACTTCTTTCTGTGTTTAAATACTAAAGCTTTATGCATTAGTAAATCAGTAGTGTCATTCTTATAATTATTTGTATAAATTTCCCAAGCTAATTCCTGATCATCAGGTAAACCTTGAAACATTTGTTTTAATCTAAAGAATTCTTCAAATGTAATTACTTTGTAATTATCTCTATCCATACTCCTGGATTCTTCTTATCATATGTGTATTGCTCAAATGCAGGGATTATAAATTCTGCATTATCATCTTCTATCCAGCCATACTTAACCATATCATCTTGCACTGTTTGTGCAGGATTTATATAATCAAACTTATGGCGGCTGCCTCTAATAAATTCAAAAGATATTTTAACTGGAAGCTCATGCTTCTTGAGCTCTTCTTTAAACTCTTCAGTATATTTAAGATAAATATCTTTAGTTGCTTTTCTGTAGTTCATTACAGCTTTGCTAGCAATAAAGTATTTACCTGTCCATCTTCTTCCATTTTTACTAGAAGGTACGTTTCCCGGTATAAACCATTTCATATATTATTTATTTAAGGTCTCTTTTAATAATGGTCTTAGCATACTATGCACTTTATCAAATCCATGCTCTTTCATAGCATCTGATATGTCTTTACATATAGTTGGCACAAAACCGTGGATTTTATATTCTTTTAAATATACCTCCACAGCATGCTTACCTGCATCATCATTATCAAATAGAGTGATTACTTTTTTATACTTCTTCTTTAAGTGCTCTATAATATGAGGTTTAATCATAGTATTTTCTGAGTCAGGACTAATAACTTCTATGTTATAACCCATACTCTTTAAGCACATTGAATCTTTAAGTGATGAACAAATAACTAAATAAGGCTGATTATACTTAAGCTGGTCCTTACCTTGTAAATATGGCTTTGCTTTATAAAATTTGTACTTCTTACTAAAAGGTTGGTACATTTTATAAACTTCACCATTCTTATCAAAATAACCATAGCACCATTTGCTACCTATAGTTAGCTTATTTACTTCACCTGAATCATCTTTAATTAAATTATAATAATCAATTGGTCTAACATTGTACTCTTCAAGCATAGTTTTACCTATTCTAAAAGATAACCAAAACTTCCTATCCTCAGTAGTCCATTGTCTTTCTTTGATAAAGTCAATTTTCCATCTTGATTGAGGTGTAAATTTTTGTTGTACATATTCTGATGATTGCACATACTTGTTGTAATCTGATGTCATTTTTGTCATGGCACCATGAAAGTCTATATTAAACATTAGTTTAACTAGATCTATCTTATTACCGCTTCTACCTGTTGAAAAGTCTTTAAACTTATACTGCATTATAGATTTATCTACATATATGCAAAAGCTTGGCGTTCTTTCATTAGGATTAAAAATAGATTTAATCTTAATGTCTTGACCAGTAAGCTGTTCAGGAAGATCTAAGTAATATTGAAACACCCAAGTACTAGGTACATCTTGTCCTTCTCCAACAATGTTTTTTGTATTAAACATAAAACCAAAGATATTAAAAAGAAATGGGCCCAGCAATACACTGAGCCCACTCTTTCTAATTGGAGATATTAAAGTTCAAAGTCAGATCCTGCAGTAGGAGCTGGTTCAAAGTTATTAGCTGGTGCTGCTTCTTTCTTTACAAATGGTCTGAAATGATTGCTATCATTCTTATCAAATTGTACAAGATTAGAATTCTCTACATCAAGAGCTTCTAGAGGAACACCCATTCTGTTTCTCTTTGGTAAGAATAGATCATTATTTACATAACCTTCTCTATTTTCCCACTCACGTGCACCTAAGCAAGCATTAATATAGCCAGTGCCTGAACAAATCTTTGCAGCCTTCATCATAAAGTCTTCAATTGTTCCTGCCTCAATAGCATCAAGCTCATCTCTTTTGCCAACAACTTCAGCCAAAAAGACCATTGCTTTCAAAACTTCAGTATCACGGCTAATTTCATTACCATTTGCTAATGTAGCATCTTTAAATGGATATGGAGAAAATCTTACTCTACCAACTTGACCTTCATAACGTGGACCATTTACATTATTAACGTCTTTAAGAAAACCATTGAATTCTCCTTCAATAGGTTCACCTTCTACATGTAATGTAATATTGTATGCATCTGCATCATATGGTGTTTGATCAAAGGTAATAGAATTGATTTTTACTTTTTGATTTCCTGTTCCAATTACTGGTTTAGTTCCGCCTGATCCGGCAGACATGTCTTTAGTACTTAACATAATTTACTTTTTTTAATTATTAGTTTATTTGTTGTATTCTTCAATACAACTTGTTACAAATTGTAGGTCATTCTTGATAAATCTATCTTCAAACATACCCATTGGTGATTTACATGTGTTCTCTCCATTGTTTTGAGTTTCAAAACCATATTCAAGTTCACCATCATCATTTTTATTTACTTTTCCAAATAAAACAATTGAGAATAAGCCTTCCAAAGTTAAAGTGTTGTCAATCATTTTGCCAACAGTTTTAGCTTTAATTTTTCTATTCCCATTAATATCAGTTGACTCTTCTGAGTGAGTTAAGAAAATGATAGTTAAGTCATCTCTAAGATCTTTAGGTAGCTTAGCAACTTGTGCTAAGTTAGCTGCAATCTGAGTAAACTTATCATACCCTTTTTCATTAGCTCTATCAAAATATTCAAAAGAACTCATATATTGCCAATCATCAACAACAATAGTTTTGATATGGCCCATTTTATCATTTACATGACGCATTGCCTTAATAATACCCGGAGCTGTAGCAGCTGAGGTAAGATTACCTTTAGGGTTATCTTTAGTTATCTGAGTATACTTACTCTTCCAACCTTTAAAAGGTAAAGGTTTATTTGCTATGTTTATAATGAAAGTCTCTTTGGGATCTAATGTTCTGATTGAGGTTGACTTTCCTGTACCTGAATCAGCAATTACTAATACGCTGTTTGCCATGATTTATTTATTGAATTTATTGATTACTTTAGTTAATGTGATTAATGTTTGATTTATTTCTTCTAGCTTATCTATAAGTGCAGAATTTGCACCTGCATCAGGATTTGGTAAATCAAATAATGTTTTACCTATATCTGATACAAACTTAGGCTCTTCTATAATAGGATTACCTCTTGAAGTTATATCATTAATAACTTTTAATTCACTTACAGGTATAAGATGTCTTTGAAAACCTGAACTGGAAGTAACTAATTCATATTCTGATTTCCAATGTGGATTAGCTCTATGCAAATATAACGTTCTTTTTGGATCTTCAGAATCATAATCTATACTTACAAATTCAGTGTAAATGTCTTTATCTTTTTCTAGCTCACTAGGAAAGAATGATACATATAATTCATCTTTACCTTTAGGCCTATAGGCCATCTTTGGTATATACAGTGCATGCATAGTACCTACTGTTTGAAAGTAGTCTTCATGCTCTTCTCTTAATTTATTTACTTTTTGTTTTCTTTCTTCAGGAGTTAATCCCATAATTTCTGTGTTTAATTTTTTAGTGCTTATCATCTGCGTTCTTGTTGTCCAGGAGTAGGCATTTCTGCAATCTGCATCTTTTCAAATTCTGCTTTGAAAAAACTCATTCTTGCATCACCATTTCTAGCTTTTAAGAAATGCAACACCAATGTCCTATCATTTTCTATTATATATCTATCAGGCCCATAATATCTAATCTTTTGTTTAGCCGGGCGGTTGATACCAATTAACATATCAGCATGCTGAAGCATAGCATCTGATCCAAATATATCTGACTCAAGAATATAATTACCATACTTGCCATCAATTGCTCTATCAGGGTTATCAATATTTCTATTAAGTTGTGATAGTGCAATAAATAAACAAGGATAATCTCTCTTACATTGAGTAAAGAATTCACCTAATTCAAATAACATATCTAATGAATTGTTTTGATAAGGGGCCCTCTTTACAAGCATTGTATGATCTAATGTAATTATAGTCTTTTTACCTTGATGTTTAGTCATATACTGATCAATTTGATCACGCATTTGATTTACAGTCAAGGGTGTTGATATAATATCTACAGGATACTTTACTCTTTCTTTGGCATATTGATGACATGTGTTTAATGCTTCAGTACTTAAGACAGATCCAGCGCTACATAATTCTTTATATGTTTTACCGGTTATAGAACTAAATTCTCTAATAGCTGATGTTCTACCAACCATCTCAAATTGAAATTCAAGAACTCTAAAGTCATCATTAGGATTAAGCATAAATGATTCACGTATAATCTGATCTTTAATAAGAGTTTTACCTGAACCAGGTCTACCACCAATAACAGTTAGTGTGTTCCATTCTAAGCCATCAGTAGCTGCATCATTAAATTTAGGCCAAGGAGTGTAAATAGATTTCTCTTCTCCTGTTGACCTAGCATACATATATTTTAGTGCATCATTGAAGGCTGTGTACTGGCCCACCCATGCTGGTGTTGGTTTACCCATATTATTTATTTAATTAGTTATACTACATTTTCTTTAAAGTGATCTTCTTCTGTACTTACACCTTCTACTATCATATCACAGTAGTCAGCTAAAGTAGAATGTTTGACCCTATGTTTATCTTGCTTACATATAAAGTATTGACTTGTTTGCATGTACATATACTCTGCATCTCTATACTCATTTACATACATCTCAGTTGCTTTTTGCACTTCATCCCATGTATGATCATATGTTTCAAAGAACCATCTAAATGCTTCTCCTAAAGCTTTGACATTATTTCTTGCTGGTTTACCGCTTGGTAATTTTTTAGCAGGAAATACTTCTCTATAATTATTTATTCTTTCTACAAAGTCTTTACCCATTAATTGAATATCAGTCTTTTTCTTAGCTTTAATAAAATAACTATCTAGAGTAGCACAAATTACTTTGGCTTTATTTGTCATTATATATTGGTCTTCTTTCATTTCTAGAAAACCTTTTTTTACAAGCGCCTCTCTATCCTTTGCTACTGCCTCTGGTAAGGAGATTTTTTGCTTCATACCAAATAGGATCAAGCTCTGGTTTGGAGTCAAGTTTGCTTTCAGTATTTTCTGAAATAGTTCCCACATATTTTTCTAAGTGTTTTAAAGTGTTATCATGAGCATCCATAACTTTTTTATCATTACTGAAAAAACCATTGTCTATCATTTTACATGAATTAATAACGGTTGCATGGTTGCGTTTTAAGAATCTACCTATACTAGTTTTACTATGGCCTTCTTTATGAGCTAAGTAAGACATAACTTGTACATATACAAGATAATCTCTAAGTCTAGTTCTATGTTGTAGGCTTTTAATTCTACTAAATCTTGGTTCATTTTCATGAAGAGCTGCTAAAGCGCTATCATGAAATATACCTAATGGAATCCTTTTGTTTTTTTCTTGAGGAGTGTAAATATACAATTTTACTCCGTAAGTTGTGTAAAAAGATTTTTTAAATTCAGCAATCTCTTGCTTCTGGTTAATGTCCTGGTTATTAGCCATTTATATTATTTTTTAGGGTTATCAAAGGTAATAAAATTTACCATTCTATGCAAGTTTTCCCCTGCTTTTCTAATTCTTGATTAGCTTTGTTGAAAACGTCATTACAGTCCCATTCTCCACCTCTATATGCAGCTGATGCAGGGTGAGAACATTTTAAAATTTTACAGTTTGGAATTAATGTTTGCCATTGCTCTGCTTTCTTACCCATAAGTATAAACACAGTATCTTTGTTATGTCTATTTATATTATCAAAGATATATTCAGTAAAACTTTTCCATATACCATAGTGAGAACCAATTTTATTTATCTCACATGTAAATGCTGTATTAATTAGCAGTACACCTTGGTTGGACCAACGTCTTAAGTCACATTCTTCTGGTGTATACATAACTCTACCTGTTTTAGTAAAATCACCAACTGTTTGCTTTAGTATATATTGTAAAGACTTTTCAGCTTTACCTTTTCTACTACAGCTAAATGCAATTCCGTCAGCTACACCTAGTTGTGGATAAGGATCTTGACCTACTATGACAACTTTCATATCATCATATGGACATTCATAAAATCCATTAAACACATCTTTAAATCTTGGGGTAAAACGCTTACCTTGTTCTACATTTTCTATTAATGTATTCATTATATGATCAAAGCTTAAACCATTTACATATGGTGCAAGCATGCGGTCCCAGCCACTTTCTTTAAGTTTGCTGTTTAAATTATCTCTTAAGATATTTATGTCTATTTCCATTTTATTTATTAATTTATAGTATATTTGTTAAAACTTTTATTATGTCAGATACTACTGAAACATCCGATAAGCCAGAATTTGAAAGCTATAGTACATGGGATTTTAATGCTACTGTAAAAAATATATCTGTATCAACTAGGTATATCCCAGCTTTAACTGCCATTATAAATAAAACTATAATGGAAGAAGATAAGATTGAAACAGTAGGTGATACATTCATTAAGTTTAACAAAATTATTGAAGCTCATGATTCTGGAAAAGAACCAGAAGAAAAAATTATGTTAGACCCATGGGAAGGTGATCTTTATGTTTTATTTTCACTATTACAAACCATTAAATCAAATGCTATTGATCAAGGTTATGAATTAAAAACTAAAACATCAGCTACTAAAGAAGAAGTAGCGGACCTTGGAAGAAAAATGATGTCAGGTGAAGACGTTTCAGAAGAGATAAAAGCTTTAGAAGCTAAACTTAAAATTGTAAAGTAATTATCTAAGCTGCATCCCATTAAAGTCTCCTATTTCTATACAAGATTGAATTGCTAAATTCAACTCATCTTTATCACAATCTGCAAAAGACTTACAATACTCTTGTTTGTCTTTTACAAAACATAATCCTGCGGATCTTTTTACTTGTATCTTGGCTTCTTCAAAGGTATAGCCAATTTCTTGTGCTATTTCTCTAATCATTGCATGTAAGCGTGCTAGTTGTGGGTTACTACCCTTAGCACCACTTACACCAACAAATATCTCCAGTCTAGAATCATCTTCTAATTGTTCAAAGAACTTTCTATATTTAGTACCCATTGCTTTAATAGGAAAATATAGTTGACCATCTTTAACTGAAGCCTTTATGTATAAATTATCTTTCATGTAAAAAAGGCTAAAGCTGATAATAATGCAACACATGCTAAAACAGCAAGTATAGCAACATCTTCAGTGTATTTAACTTTCTCACTACTTCTTCCTTGTGTATTTAAGAATTCAGAATGAGGTCCCGTTTCCATAAGCTTCTTATGTGTATCATCAACACTTATCTTAGAAATGCTTTTTATATCTTCCAATCTTTGTATTGCAGCATCAATATTTCTTTGATCTGAACTTGGATGCATATCAAGCTTATCTAAATGTTCTAGTGCTTTTAGTACTGAAGCATAAATTAAAATGTTTTTGTTGTCCTTAGTCATCACTTTGATTTTTTAGTGGTACAAATGATAAATAATCTGGGTCATGTGGATCTAAATCTAGTGTATAAACATTTACCCATCTACCGTTATCAAATATATATGTTTTACCGTTAACTATTTTTTTTTTAGGTTCATTATTGCTCATGATATTCTAGTATTTTTTCTTCTATGTCTTCTTCTAATAAGTGTTGTACATCTATGGTAACTTCATTACCATTAGTATCCGTGTTAGTGTACCAAACATGCTTTATATCTGCTGATGGTCCATAACCTGGTGTACCTGGATCTCCGTTGGAATCATACCATTGGTCTGGTTCACCTGGATCATAAGTATATTCTACTTCTACTGTTTCTCCTGTGTTTGTTATAAATTCCATATCACAAAAATCTTAGTGCTCCTCCGTCAACATAAACAAACTCTTGAGCACACTCAGTGCACTTAGCATTTGATTCATTGCGTAACAAAGTTGGCATGTTACAGTTAGGACAAGGTGTATCACCTTCTTCTATATATTCTTCTATTGCTTTTCTAGATAAACCGTGTATCATTGCATCATGTGCACCACGGTATTCTAATTCTTGTTGTTGCTCAATAAAGAGCTCTTTCATTCTTCCCATAATGTTATTTATTAAGTGGATTATAGTATTTAATTTTTGATTGATCAAATCCTTTGACTGCATCAGCCACCCATTTCTCATCTTGTGTACCTACGTACATAAGTATGTGACATGTAGCTGTCTCAGTTGGATTTAACCTGAGTAATCTTCCTATTCTTTGTGCTGTTTTTCTTTCATTACCATATGCATGCATAATAATACCTGCTTTAAGGCCGGGTATTGTAACACCTTCTGATAATTGTAACACACAGGATAGCTTATCTATTCTTCCATCAGAAAACAACTCAAGGTTTTCATCTGATTTAGAATTTTTAGAGTGATAGCTATGCTTGCATATTCTATCTGCCTGTTTTTGAGTATTAGCAAATACAATACATTTACTGCTTACATTACTAAGTATACCTTTTACATATGCTTCTTTACTTGTGTAATCCATTAGAGCTCTCATACGCATAATTCTACCAAACTGTATTTGTTTGTCTGTATTAGCTTGTGCTAGCCTATTGGTAACATAATCATAGTCTTTTCTTTCTGATGTATACCAGAATCCACCTGCCTTGTTTTTCTTCTTTAAAGAAGGTAACTTAGACAATTCTAACTGATGTATAATGATCTTATAGTCATTAAGTATCTTAGAGTCAGTTGCATCATCCGTAGTAAATGTATACTTAATAGGACAATACTTTTGTACTAACATTCCCTTTTCAGAGGTTGTGTTTTTTGGTGGTGTACCAGTAAGACCAAGAATTCTACCTGTAAATCTAGCTAGAAATAACTCATGAACATATTTAAGTGAATGACATTCATCTAAATATACTATATCATAGTTATTTGGTTCTCTCTTTTTTAATGAGATGTATGTAGTAAATGTGATATGCTTAACTAAAGCTTCTAATCCCATCTTACCTAACTCATCAATCCATGATTGAGCTACTGAATGTTTTGGAACTACTACCAGTACTTGTATAAACTGATCATAGTATCTTTGAAGGTGCTGTATTGCTATTCTAGTTTTACCTACACCCATAGATATGGCCAAGCCACATCTTTTATGTTGCACAGCTATTGCTAATGCATCTTCTTGAACTACGTTTCTAGTTGGAACAGCCGTTCCAGAATTATTTGCCATAATATTATTGTTATTGATAGTACGATTGTCCAAGCTAATATTCTAATTAGCCTGTCTTTTTGATATTGTTTCATCTCTCTTTTGGTGTTAAAGGTGGACCCTACAGGACTTGAACCTGTGACCTACGCATTATGAGTGCGGTGCTCTGACCAACTGAGCTAAGAGTCCTGGTAGCCGGAGTGGGATTTGAACCCACACGGGCATTACTGCCCAAAGGATTTTAAGTCCTTCATGTCTACCAATTTCATCATCCGGCCATTTGTGATCCCACTAGGATTTGAACCTAGAACCTACAGCTTAGAAGGCTGTTGCTCTATCCAGTTGAGCTATAGGACCATAAAGTTATGATCTTGAGCCTGAGAATCCTAATTCATAAGATTCTTCTGGGTGTTCTTCTATCCACATGTGACAGTTTCTGCAAACTGGTAACCATGTAGATACTTCCAAGTGATATACACCACGACCGTGTTTATGATGAACATCAGTAGCCTGTACAGTACATTTATCTATTTTTGCATGACAGACTGGATTGTCCGTTAAATACTGCCTACGCTTTTTAGAGTAAGCAGCATTTATTTTGGACATTTTGTTTGAGACTTTTTTAATTGCCATTTGGTTTTAAAGTAAAAAAGTTATTTGGTAACAAACCCACTGACATAAATTTAAGCACTATATCTTCATAGTTGATACCTAAATCTTTAAATGTAAGAGTGTTTTTGTAATCATCTAACGTTTCCTCAGCCGGCACATCTGCAATTGCAAGAGCCATAGGACTGTGTGGAAATGTTTTCCTAAGATAAGCATTAATTCTCTTATTACAAAGTGTTTGTTTCCAGGCATTTATTTCTCTTTGCCCACGTTTCCAAACTTTTGTAATGCGTCTTTTCTTATCCCAGTGCAGTTTAGTAACTTCTTCAGGTTTATAAACATTAAGGCCATGCAACACACGTTTAAACAAAAAATGTTGATATGGATTAAGTTTATTATACTCAAAAGAGTTAATAATTGAAGGAGGATGTAATTGATATTCATCCAGAAGGCCTAAGTATTGATAACGCTCAATACGTCTACTTAAGATTAGTTCTTTTTCATTGAGTTTTAGTTTTGAAATTTGTTCATTAGATAGCATACTTGTTTGATTTATTTAGTTATGAATTTATTAGTTGTATTTAGTAAGAGGTGTTAAATAGGCTGAGGTTTTTACACCCCAGCCTTTAACAATTTAATTACAGTTCAAAAGTTTCTGTTTCTTCTTCAAGAACTTCTTCTTCTTCTGTTTCTACTTCAGCAACAACTTCTTCTTCAGTTACTTCCATCTCAGTGACATCTTCTGTGTCATCAGTGGTTGTATCATCAGATTTCAAACCAAATGCTTCTGCAGTTGTTGCTTTTTTGATCTTAGACTTGTCTAATTCAAAAGAGCTTTCATTAGCTGCACGAATAGCATCACCATTAGTATGCTCAATCAGAATATCTTGTGCTTCTACATCATAAGTATATTCTGTTTTCCTATAAATAGGTTGTCCGTCTTGACAGCATATAATACCAGTGTCACCTGCATATTTCAGGTCTCTGTCTGGATTTGTGTTGTTAAAAGGTTCTAAAGACTCTATTGCTATGATTTTACCAGGTAATGTTTTACCTAAATTTTTAGCATAAGAGGTTAAATTCTCTGTTGTACCCATAATAAGAGTGGTAAGATTTCTTTCTCTTAACCAACCACCTTTACCAATTGATACACTTTTGTATCCTAATCTAATGAAAGAATACTCTGGATTGTTTTTACTTAAGCGTACAACATTACCCATGTCATCCGCTAGGACTTCTACTTGATTTTGCATTTTTAATAAAATTAAATGATTAATAAAATAATTGTGTGTGATGATTAACTATCATCAGAGTGAAAATACGGGTCTTCCAGTTTTTCATAAGCTTCAATCTCATCTAGTGCAGGCTCATATTCTTCAATATTTTCTATTGCTTCATCTGAGACAGCTTTACCAGTTGCTTTTGCAAACTTATTATACCATGGATCAACCACTTCCTTTGTGTATGCGGAGCTAAGGCCATTTAGATCATTGTACTCTTCATCAGAGAGAGAAAGGTACTGTTCTAGGGAACATTCTATGATTCTGCCATTAGGAAGTTGTATTATCATTATCTTATCTAAAGTTTATCAAAGATAATAATATAACTTAATCTGTGTCAGAAATATAAAGTGAATTTGGACTTAACTCAAAAATAAAAAGCATAAATATAGCTAACGCATCATAATATGGTTAACTTATTACCTATTCTTTTTATATATTTATATGATTTTAGCTCTTTTATCCATCTTTTAACTGATGATTGACTTGAGCCACAGTCATCTGCAAGCTTACTAATTGATGGCCAACAAATTCTGTTTTTATTGGCATAACAGCATAATATACTGTACAAGCCTTTAGCTTGAACTGACAAGTTAGGATCTGTACATACTTTATGTTTAACTATACCATATCTATTTGATTCCTTCAACATGGTTCTTAATTATAATGAGCATGGCCATATTGGTATCATGTTCATCAGTAAGATCCTTGTCTTTAAAAGCATACTTTTCTTGCATGTACATGCCAAAAGGTACATTAAGACCTCCAGCCTTTCTAAGTGATTTGTCTAACTCTAACCATGATTTATGTTCAGAGTTCAATAGTTCCATTGATATCTTTGCCATCTTCTTGAAAATTTAGTTCTGTTTGTTTTACTTTTTTAAAATAACTTATGAATCTCTTTTGTATGTTAAGAGCATGTAGAGGACTAACGGTAGTTTCTACAAACTTAAGGTTTTTATCATCATCATGATACATTAAATTCACTTTTATAGTAGAATAAAACGGGTCATAAGGATCAGAACCCCAAGAAGAGTCACCAACTACTTGACCATATACATAATAGTCACTATACTCATCACCTTTACCTAGTAATCCCATGTCTTCAAGAACATCTAATTCAAATTCACTGCCTTGATGATAGTTTGGTGGTACTAGTCTAACATAACTACCAATCTCTGTTGGTACAAAAGTTCTTTCTGTTAGCATAAGATGTATTATAGCTTCTAGAGCTGAATCTTTAACTTCTTTAGATATTATATCTGTTATAAATTTTAAATTGTTTGATTTATTGATAGATCTTTGATCAAATAAACCTGAAAGGATGCCTTTTAATACTTCATCCTGTACGTGATATTGTTTTGCCATTGATTTTATGTTGTAATCAAAGACCATACTGCAAACAAGTATGAAATGTAACAGTAATAGTCTTTGATCTGATTAAGAACACAGCCTCAATACCTAGTATTAATATAATATATAATTACTGGTATTGTTAGTGGTCCATATACGAGACTTTTTATTTTCTTCTTTGGAAGATTATAGTTAAGAAAGGTAACTTCAATTCCCAATGACGAGTTACTTTCTCTATGTCAAGACCAATTCCAGGTCTTGCGTTTACTCTCATCCTAGGCAAAAGGTATGTTCTATCCATATGAATAGCATAGAAGATTGCATTGATGAAAGTTAATGCGGTTATAATACCAAAGGCAACTATAAGAATAGGTGACCAAGGTGTGTAATAAACTAGATTAACTAGTACTACTGTCATAGCAAAAGGTATAACAGCTACGAAGATTAACTTGATAAGATACTTGAATAAATATTTCATGATATATAATTTAATTGATTAATGATTAACGACCCCATTTGGATCTCTTGTGTCTCTTTTTAGGTTTCCAATAGTTCTTCTTTGCAAAATGCTTTTTACTTTTCTTGACAGAGCATTTACGAGAAGAACCACATGATTGTAACATTGGTCCACCTATGAATAGTAATAGAATAAAATATAAGAATTGTTTTTTCATAACGTTTTAGTATTAGATTTTAAAAAAGCCAGTCTGTTTTATCCAACTACAACTGGCATGGCTGTCCTATGAATACTCATAGTTAGGAATAAGTCATTTGATTATTAGGTGAGACCAACACCTACCAACATACTCATTGGTTGATTAGACACTATAGGTAATTAACCTAATTCACTTCATGTGTGTCACACTAGTCTAGAATTACCTAGACACGTATCTTTATATTGTTCTTGAGTTAAAAATAAAGAGCCTGATTACCTCTTACGACCGTTATCCCGGTTGACGGTGACTGTTACATATTCAACAGACAAGTCAAATACACGGTTTCCGGTTGTCAAACCTTACAGGTACATTGACCCTAACGTATACGAGGTTAAGCTGACAAACTACTCCTCTTGGTGTACAAAGTGACACCCAACACTCCCGTTGCCACGGGTTTAAAAGATATAACTAATAGAGATATTCACTCCGCTATTCACCTCCATCCATACGGTAGGATTATTAGTTATTATGTTTTAAAAGTAGATAGAGACTATCCTGCAGGACTCATTACCAAGTTCAGGATTAATATCCACGTCCCTATCTACTTCACACCCTGCTTTATTGCTGGATGATTAAAGCTAATAACCATAACTTGTAGTCTTATTGGTATTGTTGATCCACATTCCTCTAGTTATGGTATTAGCATATTGAGTTTAGATTACTGTAAGTTCTCTCTTACGCCAGCAACTCACTGGATTAGACCAACCATGTTTATACAGGAATATATCTATGTGCCTGTTTTAATATTGCGGGTAATATGGCTCTTATCCTATAGAGGAAGAGACAAAGACTACCCTTGTTATATTGTTGAGTGTAATAGTTACACTTGTAGCTACGTTAGCTATATTTATATTATTAGTAACACTCATAGTTACAAGAGTGGTAAAAGGTGGTATTTTGTGGGTATAAGACCTCACATTCAGAGTGACACACACAAAAAAAATAAAATTACCACACTTTTATAACTTAATTCAATTGTTTTTGACTCTATGTAACAATAGTTAGTAGTTATTGTCTGAGAGTAGTAACATTCTGTACTAATTCTATTTTTATAAGTGCTAAACATAGTTTGGGAGCAGACGTGCTGAAAAGCACGCCTACCCACAAGCTACTATGTTACAATTACGCTTCTACAGTTTCCTGCTTAAACGCATTCAAGCTCTCTACAGCTACAGTAGAGTTGTTAGCCTCTCTTATCTCAGCACCATTGGTGTGCTGAATAAAAGTAGACTGAGCATTAAGGTCTGAGGTAAACTCTGTAGTTCTGTAAATAGGTTTATCACCTTTCATACATACTACCTTTGAGTCACCAGCATACTTTAATTTGTATGTCAAATCCTTATCATTGAATGGCTCAAGTTGCTCACGCACAATAATCTTACCTGTCAATGGTTTTGAGTGGTCCATAGACTCAAGCAAAGCTATTGGGCCTAATACTAATGCTGACAAAGATTTATCTGCATACCAACCATTTCTAAGTTCAACGGCCTTTTGTTCATAGATTACAAAGCCAATATCTTTGTTCTTTGTTTTACTGATGAATGTTCCGTCTTCATTCTTGCGTACTGTTACTAAATTGTTCATAATGAAATTATTTAATTATTAAATTGATTACAATAGTGATAAGGCTATTGCTGAAAAGGTTAAACGGCTTATCCCGCTATATATAGTTTGGGAGCAGAGGCATTGAAAAATGCCGTATATGCACACAGTGAGTCCATCATATATATACTACTGATGAATACAAACAAATCAATGATGTATTGATATTCAGTAGATACCTGACGTAGACACAGTAGCACTACACTACTCCGCTTTGCTATCACACAATAGTCATACATTCTTTTTTTTTGTACAACTTTATGCAGTTAGCAAGTGCAGTTTGAGTTCCTATGCAAACATAGGGGGTACCCGCACTGCAAAATTTAGTTGGGGAGCAGATCATATATACCTCTTGAAAGTGCCAAACACACAATTTTTTGGTGGGGCGTAGGGGCAATTTTACAGTAGACGGGGGGATGTTGTGGCTCAAAAATTTTTATAGGACGGGGAATTTTAGTATATTGTTTTTATAGAAGAGTTACTCACTAAACAAAATACTATGGCTGATTGGGATGATAACGGGGAAAAAGAAACTGGTGGTTTATCTGACATACAGCAAATGCAGTTAGATGCTATTATATTAGACACAGCATACAACAATGCATGGATGTTACTGACCGGGGAAATTACTTTTGAAGAATTAATATCAACTCAATTTAGTGAGGGAAAAGAGTTAGTGATGGCTTATGATCCAGACAATGGACCGAAACTTGAAGAATTAGAAAATATGATAGCGTACTTCGTAGAAGAAGAAGACTATGAGAAGTGTGCTGCATTAAGGGATATAATGTTTAAGGCGTATCCGGAAACTTATGAAGCTTAGAAATTATGGCATTAAAAAGAAAAACAACTAAAAAGAAAAAAAGTACCGTAAATAGTTCAGGGAATTATACTAAACCGGGAATGCGTAAAAGATTATTTAATTCTATCAAGGCTGGTAGTAAGGGTGGTGCACCTGGTCAGTGGTCTGCACGTAAAGCTCAAATGCTTGCTAAACGTTACAAAGCTAACGGTGGTGGATACAAATCCAAGAAATGATGAAAGACCTAACCCTAAATATTGGTAATATAATTTGGATCATAGGTATTATATTCACAATGGGTATAGCATATAGCCAAATAGCACAATTATCAGATGATATGGTTGTACTAGAAGCTAGGCTAGAAAAAAAAATAAAAATGATCAATGAATCGGAAGATAGGATTGTAGAATTAGAGAAAGAAATTATTAGGCTACAAGAATCAAGATGTAAGTAATGGCAAAGACTAAACAACAAAAAAGTCTAACTAGATGGACCAAGCAGAAATGGAGAACGGCAAGCGGAAAGAAATCTTCCGAAACCGGAGAGGTATATGCACCTTCTAGAACTATATCTAAACTTAAGAGTACTAAGAAAGGTAAAAAGAAATTGGCTGCAGCTAATGCAAAGAAACGTGCTGCTACCAAGAAAGGTAAACAACACGCAAGTCACGGCTTGCATAAAGGAAAAAAAAGATGAGTACAATATTACAAGACATGATGGGAATGCTTTCAAGAAAGAAAGTAAAAAAACTTAAACAAGATGATTATTTTGTTATATCTAGATATGAAACATCCCACGAAAGATTAAAACCAAATCCAAAAGTAGATACAGAATTAATATTAGCAAAAGATCTAGTGTCTTTTATAAATAATAATACTTCTCAACTAGTTAAGCTAGAACCTTTTAAAATTTTAGCCGGTGCTGATGGGTCTTCTACAATGCCCACTAATTATAATTTAATAGATATATCTTGGGATGGTCTTGGAAATGGAAATTATATTCTTAATATACCACTTGCTTCTTCATTAAAATATAGAAATATTAGAATTATTACAGATGGTAGCCTGGATAATGGAGCACAAGATAAAATTTTTCTTACTGCAGCTCCAGGAGACACTATAGATGGTGGAGCTGATTTTGAGATTTCTAAAAGATATGAAGGTGTATCTCTTTGGTCTGATGGAACAGAATGGATTGTTATACAAGCTAAAGCACATTAATAATGGCACCTAAGAAAAAAGACAGCAGATTAACAAGAGCTGGGGTATCAGGATATAATAAACCAAAGCGTACACCGGGACACCCAAAGAAGTCTCATATTGTTGTAGCCAAAGAAGGAGACAAGATTAAGACTATACGTTTTGGACAAAAGGGTGCAAAGACTGCTGGTAAACCAAAAGCAGGTGAGTCAGCTAAAATGAAAGCTAAACGTAAGAGTTTTAAAGCTAGACATGGCAAAAACATAAAGAAAGGTAAAATGTCTGCTGCTTATTGGGCAGACAAAGTTAAATGGTAGGATATGACAGCAGCACAGTTAAGAGAATTAGGGTTTACAAAAATAAGTCATGATGATGATGATGACTGGCCAGAAGGATATTACTATTTTCACATAGAGTTTGGTGATATAATCTTTCACTCTGGTGGAAATGATGAAGCAGAAGAAGATGGAGGGTGGTACATACAAGATCCTGCAATGACAATTAAAATATGGCAATATTCGGAAGCTAAAATATTAATTGACGTACTTAGACGTAATACGGTTTCTAAAATAAACATCTAAACTTTTTTTATTTAAACTATTTTTTATACATTTGTTTTTATTAACTTATAAAAATAGTAAAATGTCAGATTCAAAAACCAATTCAAATCTTCAAGACAAAGATCCAAAAATGTCTAAAGAAGAAATGTCAGCACGTAGAGATGAAATTACTCAATTCTACAATGATAATATTCCACACTTGGAAGTTCAAGCAGATTATGAAACGTTATTAGCTACTATAGAAAAGGCTAGAGCAGAGCGTATGCAAGCCCAAATGTTTATGGCACAGCAATATGCTGCTCAAAAAGGTGAAGGTGCACCAGATCTTAATACAGAAGAAGGTAAAGCTTTTCAAGAAGCAATGGTAAAAGCTATGCAAGATGAAACAGCTTAAGAGAGGTGATAGAGGCTCAGATGTTAAAACACTACAGACAGCATTAGGGCTTACCGTAGATGGGGTTTTTGGACCCTTGACAGAAAAAGCTGTAGAAAGATTCCAATTAGATAAGGACTTAATGGTTACAGGAGTTGTAGACTCTAATACATGGACATTAATTCTAAATATGGAATATACTGTTACAGAAGCAATTGACGAAGATACAGATGCTTCATCTCAGTATTTTAAAACAAACTATGATCAAATAATTCATAGACATCACTTACCAAAAGGAGAATACCTTAAGGGACCTATACAAAATGAATATATATTTTTACATCATACAGCAGGTAATGCTAATCCATATAGATGTATTGATCATTGGGGTAGGGATACTAGAGGAAGAGTTGCCACTGAATTTGTTTTAGGAGGTATCAATCACAGAAATGGTGATGATGAGTTTGATGGTGTTATGGTACAAGCTTTTCCTGAAGGATGTCAAGGATGGCATTTGGGTAGGACAGGTTCAGGATTTATGAACCGTCACTCTGTAGCATTAGAAATATGCAGCATGGGTTATTTAGATAAAAATCATTTAACTTATGTTGGGTCTAAATGTACACCAGATCAAGTTGTTACTCTTGATGAACCATTTAAAGGCAAGCTATATTGGCATACATATTCAGAAGCACAAATTAAAGAAACAGAAAAGTGGATTAAATATGTTGCTGATAGAGATAATATAGATGTAAGATTAGGACTACAACAATTTATTAAAAAGTATGGTCCAACAAAAGGCTTTGATTTTCAACAAGATGCATTCTATGGAAAAATAAAAGGTTTATTAACACACACCAATGTTAGGAAAGGTAAAATGGATTGTTATCCTCATCCTGACTTTGTTGATATGATAATGAGTTTATGATATGGCTATAGTAAATAAAGTAGATCTTAAACATCAAGTAGATATAAATGTATCAATAAAGTATCAGATAGTTACATACTGTTTCTTTAATGATACGTTAATTAGTAATTCAGATTTAAAATTTTTAACTGAATTGGCTAAGGTTCAAGGAATAGAACTTACAAAGTTTTGTGATTTTGCAGTTGGAAAAAATATATTTAAAAGTTCTCAATCAGCTAGAAATGCAATTACAAAGGCTGAGAAGAAGAATTTACTTGTAAAAAAAGGACACAATAAAAAAACTATTTCTTTAAATCCAGATATTAATGTTCAATCTAGTGGTCTTGTATTGTTGGATTATAAAATATTAGGACGTGAATCCGAAGAGTCATAAAGAGTTTAAGAAAGGAATAGCAGATGAAGTTGGTGTTCACCCTTCTGTTGTAGATGATTTTGTTTCATTTTATTATGCAAAGGTTAGACAAAAACTTTCTAGTTTAGCTTTTCCTAGAATTAACGTAGATGGGCTAGGAACTTTTTATTTAAGAAAAAATAAACTAGATAAATCTATAATGAAAAATAAAAGTCTTTTGGGAAATATTGCTAAAAGAACTTATAATGGATTTGCAAAAAGTGAAGATATACAAAATAATATTTTGCAAATGGAAAAAGCAATGGCACAACTAGAGCAAGATATTAGCAATAAAAAGAAATTTAGAAATGAAAAGTAAGTGGAGTAAATATCTTGATGTATTTAAAAATGCTGATAAAATTGCAGAAGGAATTAAGAATAGTATTTTTAAAAAAGAACATGTTGAAGCAGTAGCAACTGATAGATTTCAAATATGTGTAAAGTGCTCTTTATTTGATGCTGGAGGAGATAAATGTGTTGCACCAGGTACACAACCATGTTGTGGAGATTGTGGATGTAGCTTAGCTTTTAAAGTAAGATCTTTATCTTCTGAATGTCCAAAAGGATATTGGGATGCATATACAACAGAAGAAGAAGAAGAACTAATAACTAAACAAATAGAAGATAATGAAACTAATAATTAACTATGTATACAATGATACTGTAACTTCTTTAGAGGTAAAAAATGATAAATCATACTGGTATACAACAATATCATAGATATGGGACTAAAATTTATAGAAGAAGGTCATGTGTATGAAAGCACAAATGATGAAAACATTAACTGGCTTAGTGTAACATCTTTTATTGCCAAGTTTAAACCTAAATTTGATAGAGATGGTCAAGCAAAAAAATCATCTAAAAATAAAAGATCTAAATGGTATGGTATGACACCAAAAGAAATAATTGCTGCATGGGATGCTGAAACAGAAAGAGCAATTAAACTTGGTAACTTTTATCATAACCAAAGAGAAGCTGACATGCTAGATCTTAAAACAATTGGTAGACATGGTGTAGAAGTTCCTATCATTAAACCTATTATTGATGAACAAGGAACTAAAATTGCACCAAAACAAAAACTTGAAGAAGGTGTTTATCCTGAACATTTAGTGTATTTAAAATCAGTAGGTTTATGTGGTCAAGCAGATGTAGTAGAAGTAGTTAATGGCTATATAAACATTAATGATTACAAGACTAATAAAGAAATAAAAGAAAAAGGATTTACTAATTGGGAAGGGATTACTAATAAAATGTATAAGCCTGTTAATCATTTAGATGATTGTAATTTGAATCATTATAACCTTCAACTCAGTATTTATGCGTATATTATTAAAAAGCACAACCCTAAACTTAAGATTGGAAAACTAACAATTCAACATGTAAAGTTTAAACAAGTAGGTGAAGATGCTAATGGATATCCAATCAATGAGCATGTTAACGGAGAACCAGTATTAGAAAATATTAAAATCTATGAATTACCATATTTAAAAGATGAAGTAAATTCTATTATTATGTGGTTGAAAGAAAATAAAAAATAAAAGATTATGTCAAAAAAAATAGCATTATATAAACCAAGATATGTATCTCTTACACAAGTATTCCCAGTTTTAATAACAGATTCAATGGGGAGTCCTGCAACAACAGAAGACGGAAATTTATTAGGATTTGATTATTCTAAAAGGCATGAAATATATATTGATGCAAATACTATTCTAGGTGTAAGAGCATATTTTGAACTAGGTAGAGATAGAGTTATTAATTCTGTACATCAAATTCTAATTGAGGGAATGATTGAACCCATATGTATAACTAATATTTCTTTTAATGCTGTAAAGTCTATTATGAATCAGACTGACCTTGGTGAACTTTATGAAGATGGATGTAATTGTTTTTAAGATATGGTAATAAGATTATTTGACATACAAAATAGTAAGGTAGTATTAACAGAGCACTGTTATGCACTACCCTTTTTAAAAGGTATAATGGAAGAGTATCCTGATACACATATGGCTGTATATCAGTATTTATTTTACATGACATGCCCTAATCCTGATTTAAATCCATTTTTTAATCTGCCTGAACATGAAAAGGAAGATATTATAATAGAAGAAATACAATTGGAAGAATCTCCTGAAGATGGTAAAATAAGGTATGCACTTGATATGTGTAAAAAACTATATGAAACTCCAACATATAGAGCTTATGTAGGTATAAAATCTATGTTAGATAGATTAGCTAAGTATATGGAAGTTACTGCAATAGAACATGGTAGAGATGGAAACATTAATGCTATGGTAAATGCAGCAGCTAAATTTGAAAACATAAGACAGTCATATAAAGGTGCATTTACAGATATGAGACAAGAACAAGAAAGTTCAGTACGTGGAGGTGCCGGACTTGCTTATGATCAAATGTAGATGAGTAAAAACAAAACACAATGGCTATTTTGCTATTGGGATGAGCCAGAATTTAATTATAAACCAATAAATAAAAAGAATGAAAAATCAAGTAGTAGTACCAGTAGGAATGAAGCTTCTAATAAAGGAGATAAAACCTGAAACTAAAACTAAGTCAGGATTATACTTACCTGAGATAGCACTTAAACAAACATTTCAAGGTAAAGTAGTGGGTAGAGGTGATGAGGTAACTGAAATACAAATAGGTGATGTTGTTCAATATGCAGAACATGCTATGCCTACACCAATGAAACACCAAGGAGAAGATCATTTGTTATTACAAGTAGGTGATGTATATGCTATCATAAGATATGAGTAGAATCATACCTACATATGAAAATGGAAAGTGGGATGTAACATCATTTGAAAGTGATGAAGACTTTGCAGAATATCTATATAGTATTTTTAAAGAACCTGGTAAATATAACTTTACCAAGATAGCTCTTGAATTTAATAAAGAAGCAAGAGTATTTAATGAGCAAGGGTTTTATTGTAATAAGCCATTTAGGTCAAAAGATTTTACTGCTTATTGGGAAGATCAAAAAAATAAATGTAGAGTAGGAGTTATATATAAAGATGGTGATGATCAATGGTATTTAACTAGAGATTATTATATGTGGCTAAACTTTTTACCAATCTTTGATAAAGAAGAAAAGCATTATGGTTTTGCTAAGGTAAGAGATGCACAATATCACATGGCTTTGTATGAACTATTAGCTGAATTAAATAATCAGCATTCTGCAATACTTAAGAAACGTCAGATAGCATCCTCATATTTTCATATGGGTAAGATTATAAATCAATATTGGTTTGAAGAAGGTTCAATTTGCAAAGTAGGAGCATCATTAAAAGATTATATTAATGATAAAGGTTCATGGAAGTTTTTAGAAGAATATAAAACATTTCTTAATGAGCATACTGCATGGTATAGACCAAGTAATCCTGAAAAAGTTTTACTATGGCAACAGCAAATTGAGGTTAAAGTAAATAATAGAAAAACATCAAGAGGTCTTAAATCAAAGATTCAAGGTGCTTCTTTTGAAAAGAATGCTACCACAGGAGTAGGGGGTCCATGTACATACTTCTTTCATGAGGAAGCTGGTATTGCTAAAAACATGATGCAGACATATGAGTATTTACGTCCTGCAATGTCATCTGGTATGATGACTACAGGTATGTTTATAGCTGCTGGATCAGTGGGTGATTTAGAGCAATGCGGTCCATTAAAAGAAATGATACTTAATCCAAGTGCTAATGATATATATGCTGTAGAAACAAATCTAATGGATGCTGATGGAACAATTGGTATGGCAGGGTTATTTATTCCAGAACAATGGTCTATGCCCCCTTATATTGATGATTATGGCAACTCACAAGTTGAAGAAGCAATAGAAGCAATAGGATTAGAAAGAGCAAGATGGAAAAATGAATTAAGTGGTGAACAGTATCAATTAAGAATATCACAGAAACCTCTTAATATAGGAGAAGCATTTGCATATAGAAAAGAGTCTGTTTTTCCACAAGGTATCTTAAGCAAACAGCTTAAACGTATTGAAGAGAAAGAATATGCATATGAATTAATTGAATTAGATAGAGATCAAACTGGTATAGTTGCAAAACGTACAAAAAAATTACCTATATCAACTTTTCCAGTAAACAAAAAAGAAATTGATAAAACAGGATCTATTGTTGTATGGGAAAGGCCAGTTAAAAGCCCGGCATTTGGTGCATATTATGGATCAATTGACCCTGTGTCAGAAGGGAAGACAACAACATCAGATTCTTTGTGTAGTATTTACATTTATAAAAATGCTACTGAAGTAACAAGAACAACTGTGTCAGGTGAAGTAGAACAATTCATTGAAAAAGATAAAATTGTAGCAGCATGGTGTGGGCGTTTTGATGATATAAATAAAACTCATGAAAGATTAGAAATGATCATAGAATGGTATAATGCATGGACAATTGTTGAAAACAATATTTCATTATTTATACAGCATATGATTGCTAGAAAAAAACAAAGATATCTTGTTCCTAAACAACAAATACTTTTCTTAAAAGATCTTGGATCTAATAGAACAGTATATCAAGAATACGGATGGAAAAATACAGGTACATTATTTAAGAGTCATTTGATATCATATGCAATAGAATTTTTAAGAGAAGTTATTGATGAAGAGCTTGATGAAAATGGTAATGTAATGCAACAAACATTGGGTGTTGAAAGAATACCAGATCCAATGTTACTTAAAGAAATGTTAGCATATTATCCAGGATTAAACGTTGATAGGCTTGTAACATTTGGTGCATTGATTGCATTTGTGAAAATTCAACAGTCAAATAGAGGCTATACTAAGAGACGTGAATCTGAAGGCAATTCTTTGGATAATTCAGAAAAAATGAGTAAATTAAAGTATAATGGTCCTTTTAGAAATATTGGGCGTAACAAGACATTTGGTGGTTCTAAAATTAGAAGGTCCGGATTCAAGAATATAAAATAGACTAAACAGGTATGAGAGTATTAAATGCAATGCAAATGAAGAATGGGGCAAAAGCTGAAAGCGGGCCTACATTTTCTAGCTTAACACAACCGGTTCAGTTTTTACCTTATAAAAAAAAGGATGATGATTGGGCTGCATGGAATTTAGATTGGTTAGAACTTCAAGGCATTGAATTCCTACGTGTAAATTCTAGAAGGCTTTTAAAGAATTATAAGTTAGCTAAAGGTATAATTGATAAGACTGATTATATTGTTGAACCAGATAATGAATACAAAGATTTAATGGACGTTCTTACAGCTGAAAATGACTCAGCTTTAGAACTTAAATTTTATCCTATTGTACCTAATGTAATAAATGTATTAACAGGAGAATTTGCCAAAAGATATTCAAAGGTACAGTTTAGAGCTGTAGATGATGCATCATACAATGAAATGCTTGAGCAAAAGAAAATTCAAATAGAAGAATCTTTATTGGCTGATGCAGAAGCAAACTTAGTACGTAAAATGATTGAGATGGGTGCTGACCCTGGATCAGAAGAAGCACAAAAGCAATTATCTCCAGAAGGTTTAAAATCATTACCAGAGATTGAAGACTTTTTTAGTAAGTCTTACAGAAGTATGGTAGAAGAATGGGCATCCCATCAACTTGCAGTAGATGAAGAAAGATTCAAAATGCAAGAACTTGAAGAAAGAGGTTTCCGTGATATGCTTATTGCAGATAGAGAATTTTGGCATTTTAGAATGTTAGAAGATGATTATGATGTAGAGCTTTGGAATCCTGTATTAACTTTCTATCAAAAATCTCCTGATCAAAGATACATTGCAGATTCAAACTATGCAGGTAAAATTGATTTAATGACTGTATCAGATGTAGTAGATAGATATGGTTATTTAATGGATTCCAAACAATTAGAATCTCTACAAAAGATATATCCTGCTAGATCAGCACAATATCAAGTTAGTGGATATCAAAATGATGGTGCATATTATGATGCAACAAGATCTCACGAATGGAATACCAATGCACCGGGATTAGGTTACAGACAATTTACATCTAACTATTGGAATGATCCCGCTAGAGGTGGTGATATACTTAGTGAAATACTAGATGAGAATGAAGATGTATCTATGTGGGGTGAAGGTAACCTAATGAGAGTTGCTACAATATATTGGAAAACACAAAGAAAAGTTGGTCATCTTACTAAAATTGAAGATGATGGTGAAGTTACTCAAGAGATTATAGATGAGACCTTTAAGATAACCAAAAAGGCCATATATGATACTTCTATATTTAAACAAAAGTCAAAAGATAACTTATTACAAGGTGAACATGTTGACTGGATTTGGATTAATGAAGTATGGGGTGGTGTAAAAATTGGACCAAACTTACCAGCTATGTGGCAATCTACTATGGGTGATAATATTAATCCTATTTATTTAGGTATTAATAGAACTAAGCCTGGAAGATTACCATTTCAGTTTAAAGGAGATACATCATTATATGGGTGTAAATTACCTGTAGAAGGTAGAGTATTTTCTGATAGAAATACTAGATCTACTTCTTTAGTAGATTTAATGAAAGCATATCAAGTTGGATATAATATGGTTAATAACCAAATTGCTGACATTCTAATAGATGAATTAGGAACAGTAATAATGTTTGATCAAAATGCTTTACCACGTCACTCAATGGGTGAGGATTGGGGTAAGAACAACTATGCAAAAGCATACGTAGCAATGAAAGATTTTCAAATGCTACCTCTTGATACATCTATTACAAATACTGAGAATGCAACTAACTTCAATCATTACCAGACTCTAAATATGGAGCAAACTAATAGATTGATGTCTAGAATTCAACTTGCAAATTATTTTAAGCAACAATGTTTTGATGCAATAGGTATTAACCCACAACGTTTAGGTGGAGCTGTCTCAGCTCAAACCGCAACAGGTGTTGTTCAGGCTATGCAACAATCATATGCACAAACAGAAATGTATTTTGTACAACACTCTGATCATTTGATGCCACGTATCCATCAAATGAGAACTGACTTAGCACAATATTATTATAGTACTAATCCAAGCGTTAGACTACAATATATATCTACAGAAGCTGAGAAAGTTAATTTCCAAATTAATGGTACGGATTTATTACTTAGAGACTTTAACGTATTTGCAACAACTAAGACTAATCATAGAGCTATATTAGAAAACTTAAAGCAAATGGCATTAACTAATAATACTTCAGGAGCAAGTATTTATGAGTTAGGTAATATAGTTAAAGCAGACTCAATTGCAGAAGTATCAGATATACTTAAAGATTCTGAAATTAGAATCCAGAAGCAAAGACAAGAAGATATGCAGCAACAGCGTCAAATGCAAGAGCAGCAACTTCAAGCTAAGCAACAAGAAGAACAACAAAAACTTCAAGTTGAAATGTCTGAAAATGAAAAAGATAGACAGAATGATGTGTTACTAGCTGAAATTAGATCAGCCGGATATGGGTCAATGGTTGATTTAAATCAAAATCAACAATCTGATTATCAAGATGCTATGAAGGATATAAGAGAATCTACACAGTATAGAGAGCAAATGAATTTTAAACGCCAAGAAAGTGCTGTTAAATCTGCACAAGAAAATAATAGATTGAGCGTTGAAAGAGAAAAAATTGCTGCATCTAAACAAATAGCTGATACTAAACTTCAAATTGCAAGAGAGAACAAAAATAAGTATGATGTCAAAAATGAGAAAGATAAAAAGTAGCGTTAGCTATATACTGCAAAAAACTTTCACTTTTATTAAAATTTTTTAAGTTTAACTTGACAATTATATTAGAAACATTTCTTATATTATATATGTAAGAAGTTATTAATATTAAAACCAACAAATATTATGAGTACAACAACAGAAACACAGCCTGTGAAAAGTAACGTAGCACAAAATGTAGAAGTTAATTTAGATGAGATATTCAACGCTGCTCCAAGTGGTGCTGATATGATTCAAGATAATAAATCTCAACCTAAAAATATCTTCTCAGGCTTAACTGAAAAAGCTGATATGTCTTTTGCAGATCCTGATAATGACGATGCTACTGATGTATTAGCTAAGTCAGAAGAAAAAGAAGAGACTACGGAAGAAGTAAAAGATGAAGTAAGTGAAGTAGTTGAAGAAAAAACTGAAACCTCAACTGAAAGCGTTGAAGAAATCTTTGGTGAACTTGGGCAAGAAGAAACTGAAGAAGTAGAAACAAAAGAAAAAAGAGGAAGAAAAACTATATCAGGTATATCTGATGTATTTTCAAAACTTATTAAAGATGATAAGATAGTTCCTTTTGATGATGATAAAGAACTAGAAGATTATACTGCAAAAGATTGGGAGGAGCTTATTCAAGCTAATTTAGAAGAAAAAGCTAATCAAGTTAGAAGAGAAACTCCAAAACAATTTTTTCAAAGTTTACCTCAAGAATTACAAATAGCTGCTAAATATGTAGCTGATGGTGGTAAAGATCTAAAAGGTTTATTTACAACACTTGGTCAAGTAGAAGAAACTAAAACTATTGATGTTAAAAGTGTTAGTGGTCAAGAAAGAATTATTAAAGAATACCTAAGTGCTACTGGATATGGTACTGCTGAAGATATTCAAGAAGAAATAGAAATTTGGAAAGACTTAGGTAAGCTTGAAACACAAGCAAATAAGTTTAAGCCAAAATTAGATAAGATGCAAGAAAAAGTTGTTGCACAAAAACTTGAAGAGCAAGAGCTTAAAAAGAAACAACAAGAAAATGCATCTCAAGCATATATGAAAAATGTATATGAAACATTAAAAGAAGGTAAGTTAGGTGATATTAAAGTAGATAGAAAGACTCAAGCTATGTTATATAATGGTTTAGTTCAGCCTAATTACCCATCAGTAAGTGGGCGTAATACTAATTTATTAGGGCACCTACTTGAAAAATATCAATTTGTGGAACCTAATTATGCATTAATTTCTGAAGCCTTGTGGTTATTACAAGATCCAACAGGATATAAAGCAAAGATAATGGATAAGGGTGCACAAAAGAGTGTTGAGAAGACGGTTAGAAAATTAAAAAGTGAACAATCAAATGTAGGTGGTGCATCATTAGGTGTAAACCAAGCTGAAAAAGAATCTACAAAGAGAAGCACTAAAAGAAAAATTCAAAGACCAACCAACATATTTAAACGAATTTAATTAAGTAAATTAAATATATAAACAGTAAATTAATTATTAACAACAAAAACAATCAAAAATTATGGCAACTCCAGTTTTAAATAATGGGATTTTCCTACGTGATACAAGCTACAAAGCAAGTTCACATGTTGATTCTTATCACCTTACCCAAATGCTTGGTAATCCTGAGCCTATGGATATGGGACCAATTGATCTTTGGGCTATGACCCAAAAGGTAGAAATGCCTTTGTATCAAATGGCTTCTTTTGGT